CGCCATGCGCGAGATGCTGCGCGATGGCCACGCCAGTCGGTTCCTCGTGCTGGCGCCTAAGCGTGTGGCTGAACATGTCTGGGAAGAAGAACGCCAGAAGTGGGCGCCAGAGATCACGATGGCTGTTGCCGTGGGCACGGCCAAGCAGCGCGCTGCTGCGCTGCGGGCGCCTGTGCAGGTGGTGGTGACCAACTACGAGAACCTGCCCACGGGCGGCTTTGACGGTGTGGTGTTCGATGAGTTGACCAGGCTGAAGAACCCAAGCGGTGAACGGTTCAAGCTGTTGGAGAAGTTTTTGCGCGAGGTCAACATCCGTTGGGGTCTGACTGGGTCGTTCACCAGCAACGGTCTAGAGGATGTCTTTGGCCAGTGCAAGATCATCGACACGGCGCTGCTTGGGCGCACCAAAGGCGTCTTCCAGCAGCAGTACTTCATTCAGATCAACAAAGAGTTCAACCAGTGGGAGCCACGCGCCGGGTCGTTGGCGCAAGTGATGGAGCGCATCAAACCATCCACGTTCTTGCTTGAGTCGTACACGCTGCCAGACTTGAACGTGGTCGAGGTGCGTTGCCAGATGGACTTGGCCAAGTACAAGCAGATGAAGAAGGACATGGTGCTGGAGTTCCCCGACGCCCGTGCCATTGCGGTCAACGCTGGCGTGGTGACGGGCAAGCTCCAGCAGATGGCTTCAGGGTTCGTTTACGCCGATGGCGCGCCGCAGTGGATGTCACCCCACAAGTTCGACGCGCTGGACGATCTGCTGGCCGAGAATCAACGCGCCAACACGCTCATCGCGTACAACTTCAAAGCCGAGTTGGCGGAACTGAAGCGGCGCTACCCGCACGCTCAGACGCTGGACGACGACAACGTCATCGAGCGGTGGAACAAGGGCCTGGTCGAACTGTTACTGGTTCACCCCAAGAGCGCCGGCCACGGGCTGAACCTACAGTACGGCGGTTGCAAGGTGGTGTTCCTGTCGCTGCCCTGGTCGTTGGAGTTGTACGAGCAGACCATAGGCCGACTGCACCGCAGCGGCCAGGCGCATCCGGTCTGGGTTTACCTGATGATCACCGACAAGACGGTCGATGAGAAGATTTGGCGCGCACTGCGCGACAAGCGAACGATTTCTGACATAGCCATAGAGGAGTTGAAATGAAGTTGACTTGGAGAAGCATGCACGAGGTGCTGACGAAACTGTCCGAAGAGGAAGTGCTGAAGCTGTTGAAGGAGGAGCAGGCCGGCGCCAACCGCGTCACCATCCTGCTGCGCCTGCACCAGCGGTACTGCGTCCTGCGCCTTGAGCGCGAGCGCATAGTGATCTTGCGCGGAGCGGCAGCGCTGTGAACAAACCGCCAAGCATAGGATGGTGGCCGTGCGGCCCGCACTGGTTGCGGTGGTGGGACGGTAAGCATTGGTCCTGGCCTTGCTTTGACTCTGATGGCATCTATGCCGTAAAAGTCTACGGCAACCGGATTGACAAGAACGCAAAAGACATTCGTTGGTATCCAAGGCCAGACAACTGGCCAGAGAGGTCAAAGACATGAACGATAGAGAAGAGTACTTTTGCCGCGCTGCGTTTCGCCAGACTTTGTTTGCAGCGGTCTGGATCGTTGCCTTGGTGGCGCTGATTGCGTGGTTGGTATGACGCACATCGGATGGATGGTCAGCGAAGGCGAGGTCTGCATCTTGCTCACCAGGCGCAAAGAGGAGATGCAGTATTGGGTGGATCGTGGATGCATTGCGGTGCCGCTGTATGCAATGCCCCCGATGTAACGCGCCAGCCGGCGTGCTTTCGACTCGGGCCGCGCCCGACAATTCAACCAGAAGGAGATATGAGTGTTACAACAACCACCGGTTCAGCACAACGGAACAACTCGCCGCTTCTGTAGATCGCTTGACGAAGCCTTCGGTGGCGGCGGCTACGCCATCACCCATTACCGCAACAGATGGAGCTGGGCCAACCGAGCTGCCGTCTGCGTTCTTTGTGTTTTGGCACTGGTGTGGGGAGTGACGCTGTGGACTTGAGACAACAACTGATTCGGGATGAGGGGAGCGTCAGCCATGCGTATGAGGATTCTCTTGGTTTCACCACTATTGGCGTTGGGCGTCTTATTGACTTTCGCCGGGGCGGTGGTCTTCGTGATGGTGAAATTGATTTTCTCCTTGATAACGATATTGAAGAGAAAACGGCGCAAGTATTGGCGGCGCTACCGTGGGCGTCCAAGCTAAGTGAAACTCGCCGAGCAGTGCTGATAAACATGGCGTTTCAGCTTGGCATTGGCGGGCTGCTCCAGTTCAAGCGCGCACTGGGGTCCATTGAAGACGGTCAGTACGCCGAAGCCGCAGCAGAGATGCTCGACAGCACCTGGGCCAAGCAGACGCCCGCTAGGGCACTGCGCCTAGCCAAACAAATGGAGACTGGCGAATGGCACTAGCCTACTACAACGAGATTGACCCCTACGCGGCGCAATGGCTGCGCAACCTAGTAGCAGCGGGGCATATAGCCGCCGGAGATGTTGATGAACGATCAATTGAAGATGTCAAACCTTCCGAGTTGGTTGGTTACACCCAGTGCCATTTCTTTGCCGGGATTGGGGTCTGGAGTCACGCTTTGCGACAGGCCGGATGGCCCGACGATAAGCCTGTCTGGACGGGAAGTTGCCCTTGCCAGCCTTTCAGCGCGGCAGGTAAAGGCGGCAGGTTTGATGATGAGCGGCATCTCTGGCCCGCCTTTCACCACCTCATTGAGCAGTGCAAGCCTGCAACAGTCATTGGAGAGCAGGTTGCAAGCAAGGACGCAAATGCTTGGATCGACCTTGTACAAGTTGACTTGGAAACCTTGGGCTACGCTTTCGGGGCCGTCCCGTTCCCGTCTGCGAGCGTCGGTGCTCCGCACATCAGGGACAGACTGTACTGGGTGGCCGACTCCATGCACGGAAATTGGAACCAACGATCTGAATTGGAAAGCAACGGATGGTCGAACAACGCCAAACAAAATGGGCTGGGCGGCGAGTTTGGCGGGTTGGACCACCACCACCACCACCAGGGATTGGAAGGACACGGGGGCGCTGAAGGCCCGCAACGAGAAGCAGGACGTACACGGGCTACGCCTAGATCAGTTGGGGCGGCAGGCGCAGATAGCGGGTTGGACAACACCTTCAGCAACGGACGGGGAGCGCGGCGGCACGATGACGCCGAGCATGACCGGATCGTCGCTGACGCAGCTGGTGACGTTGACCGGTCCGGCCCGATTAACGGTTTCTGGCGAGATGCTGATTGGCTCCTCTGCCGGGATGGAAAGTGGCGGCCAGTTGAACCCGGCACATTCCCGCTGGCTCATGGGGCTACCTCAAGAGTGGGACGATTGCGCGCCTACGGAAACGCTATCAACGCTAAAGCGGCGCAAGTCTTCATAGGAGCATATCTTGAGTCTTGATCCACTCACAGCAGGCGTCGAATTGGCGCAGACCGTCATCACCCGCATCTGGCCGGACAAGTCAGCGGCCGAGGCAGCGCAGCTAGCCGCCCAGGTCGCCATTGTCCAAGGCCAGCTCGACGTCAACCGCGCCGAAGCATCTAGCCCCAGCGCGTTCACCAGCGGCTGGCGACCAGCCATCGGTTGGGTTTGCGCGGCGGCGCTGGCCTGTCAGTACATCGCCAGGCCGCTAGTTCAGTGGGCCGGCATTGTGCTCGATCATCCGTTGCCGACGTTGCCTGGCATCGACGATAACTTGTGGCAACTCATGCTTGGCATGCTTGGGCTTGGTGGCTTGAGAACTTTTGAAAAGACAAAGGGAGTTGCATCGTGAACGAACGAATCCGAAAGTTTATAGACGGTTGCTTCGACGTTTACGTTGACCACCGTGGACGGGAAGATTTCTCAACTGACTACGCGGGCATAGAGCGGTTTGCAGACCTCATTGTTAGGGAGTGCGCCGAGTTGAGCACCGGCTATACCGGCAACGTCAAGTTGCTAATCTGCAACCATTTTGGGATTGAGCCATGAACGAACCTTACGCCTGGATGGCAGTGGGCGGCACGATCTGGCCCCACAAGACCAGCGAAGATGATGTGCCGCTCTACACGAAACCTCAATGGCAGGGGCTGTCGGAGGAGGAAATAGATGAAATCACAAGGAATGTTAT